CCTTCGTTGTGGATAACTGCATCACCTGCGGAAAGTTCGAACTGAACCTTCATGTTGCCCTGAACGGATACTTTCTTAACGAGTGCCATAATCTGGCTCTTGTTCCAGTCTGTTTTGATGATGTCATATACGAAATCGGGAACTGCAACCTCACCTGCGTCTCCAACATTCGTAGTAAGTAAAGCACGAACTTCTTCGTCTTTTCCGGTCTTGATGTACTCTGCGAATGCATCAATATACTCCTGGGAATTTCTGTACTCTTCTACAGTTTTCATAGTTCTTTCTTCCTTTCTCTGTTCGATAATTTCAACCTTTTCGGTTGCTTTTCCTGTGCGGAGTTCTTCCGCCTGTGCCTTGCGCTCTTCAAGAGCTTTGAGTTCAACTTTGCGAGCTTCAAGTTCCTCAACTTCTTTTGCGAGAGTTTCAAGCTCTTCTGCGTTCTCGGAAGTCTCACGAATCTTGTCTAACTCTGCAAGTCTTGACTCGATTTCCTGTAATGTCATGTTGTTTTCCATGTCTTACTGTCCTTTCTTTCTTACTGCGTCAAATTTTGCTCTCGCTTCTTTAAGTCGCTGCTCATGTGCAAGTCTCTCCGCTCGCTCTGCTTCGATCACTCCGTCGAAGTAGTCTCTGGTAGCGACTGATATATCTGTGTTAGGGTTTGCAGGAAATCCCACAAAGCTAACATCAAATAACTTACTAATGTGACGAATGCTTCTTAAATGCTTATTTTTGTCGTACTCGTCTTTATCGACAATAAATGCAAACGACATTTGGTCGTACATTCCTGCTTTGATTTCCTCGTATGCGGTTCTTGCAGAAGCAGTTCTTGACAGGTCAGCCGTAACCTTTAGACCATGTTCATCAAGTTCAAGTTTTAAGGTCTCATTCTTTGTTCTCGCAAAGACAGTCCCCTCATGGTCTTTTAGGAAAATAACATCCTTCGTATCGGTTTCAGAATCAATAGCCTCTGGAAGAACTCTTTCCTTGTATTGAGTTCCATCGGAATCAGTAAACAAAACATATTCATCGTTAAAGGTTGTTGCATAACCTTCAACAATATAACTATTTTCTGCCCCTTCCTCTTCCTTTGCTCTGCATTCAAACATTTGAGCAAATCTGTATTCTCGATTATCTCTAATTGCCATCGTTTTCTCCTCCATCTTCTGAATCATCCTTCGGTGGTCTGCCTACAGGGTTCCCTGTGCCATCATCCGAAGTATCTCCGGTCTTGGCAGTATCAAGTCGCAGAACAAACTCGTCTCCGCCTTCATACGGCTCCATGTTGAATAACTGGCGGAACTCATTCGGAGTCATAAGTCCCCTGTCAACCAAAGCAGACATTGAAATCTTGGTCTTTGCAGATGCAAATTGCAGTCTGTTTGACTCGTAATAGATTCGATTTCCGAATGACCGCTCTCTTTCTGTGAATATTTTGTATGTTAATTCGAGCGACAGAGCCACAAGGAACGGCTCGATTCTCGATTCATAGAAAGCATCATATTCAGATTCGGAATAAGACGATTTGATTATCTTCTCATTTACACCGAAATATCTGTAAACCTTGTCCCGGTATGCGGAAACCTCCTCTGCCGTTGCCGTTGTCGGCTTCATATTGATTTCCTTAAACTCCTGTGTGGCATCAAGGGAAGCAATTCCACCTTCGTTCTCAATATTCAGGTAATCTTTTACGAATGCTTCCTTCTGCTTCTTGCGGTCATCCGGTGAAAGCATCGCCTTTGTCGATTTCAAAATTCCACGAAGGTTTGCGGTTGACTTAACGGCATTCTGCAAACCCTTATCCAATGTTCCGATAACATCCAGAGTCGGAAGCAATGGGCCGTTTCCTTCGCCTGCGATATCAGAGAACACATAATCTTTTCGCAGAACCACCAAATCTTCCCAGGGGACAACCATGTTGTTCACCGCATTGCCAGAGAAATTAAACTGAACAAACAGATTCCCTTTATATTCCACCGCTTCGAAGGTCTGATACGGAATGGGATAAATCGCAACGACATTTCCCTTGTTGTCTCGGTCAATAAATGCAAACGCAGTATTCTTAATCTCCAGAATGTTACGGAGTTTCGCCAAGAAATCTTTGCCATTCATGAATTTATTCGGTCGGAGTTCAAGCAAATACTGAATGTTCTTTGCAGTACACTTCGGGTTTGCTTTGCTCGTGTGTTCGCTCAATGCCCGAATGCAAGTCCTGACATCATCCGAAACATAGATGTCATTTCCAAAAGTCCCGAAATTTGATTTGAATGTTCCGAGTTCCTGAAATGTTGAATAGGTATGCACCTGATCTTGTCTTATTGACTTAAATAAGTTCTGGAAGATTCCCATTTTCTTCTTACCTCACATAAGGGATATATTCGTCAAAATGTTTCACATATCCAACCCACGCATTAAGCAATGACACCATGCCGTCAATTCTGCGGTTCTGTTGTATTTTTACTGGTTGTATCGTTTCAATTCCGTCTTTGTTCAGAGCCTTGCTCGCAGTATTTGCAAGGCACCATCTCAAAATCGGGTTATTGTTATAAATTACCTTGTGTTCATGGAATGCAGCTCCCATTTCCTTCATTGGCTGACTCCATGTGAACGGCCCCTGTGCAGTCTTTTCCATCTCAAAGCCGTACTCTTCCATTTCTGGCACCCAATAACCGGAGAGCGCACGGTCGTAGCATATCCACAACGGTCTGATGTCATATTCTTCCACCATCTGAACGAACCACTTCGTCACTTTTGAATAGTCAACCGCTGCGCCCTCGTTTATCGTCAACCATCCTTGCTCCGCCCATAATTTATACGGAGCTTCTTTTGCTTTTGTTTGTTCCAGGTAATCTATCTTGCTCTGCGGAATGAAATAATGTTGCAGAACATATACATTCTCGTCATTCGGTTTACGGATCAAGAGCGATGCACAGGTCAAGTCGGTGGTGGCAGACAAATCACATCCGCCCACCGCATAACTGTGAGACACCGCACTCATGTCGAAAGTCTGCTCGTTTATGATTTCTTCAAAACGGAGCCATGCGGTCACAGGGTTCTGTTTCATGTTGAAATCTTTAACCATGACGGTCGGCTTGAATGACGGATCGCTTTTTGCTTTCGCAACCATCTGCTCCAAGTAATCTCTTGACTTGATAGTTCCGAGACCTGGGTTCGCTTTTATCCAACATTTCGGATCATCCCATTCAGAAACATCATCAAGCTCATACACAAACGGAAGGAATCTGTCATCCTTTATCGTTCCGTCCAATACCGCAGATGCGTATGCGTACTGTGCATCAAATATCGAATCTCGAACAAAACCATTCGTTGTGATACAAAAAAGCAATGGTTGTCTTCTCGCACCCATTGCCTGTTTAATCAAATCGTATAAATCTCTGTCTTTTATGGCGGCCAACTCATCAATGACCGCTCCATGAACATCCAGACCATCCAAACTGTTTGAATTGGATGCCAGAGCCTTGATGAAGCCATAATTCACATCACAATATAAATCTGCTGCTCTCTTACGAATATGCTTTGTTAATGCCGGGTTCTGCATCACCATTTTATGTGCAGCATTGAACCCCAACTTGCTCTGGTCTAACATGGTAGCCAAATTATAAATTTGTGGCGCACCTTCCTTGTCGTTCAAAAGCAAATCTATTTCTACGGCAGCAGTTTCGGTAGTCTTGCCGTTCTTTCTGCCCTCAACAATCAAGCACTCGTTGTACTGTCGCAAATCATTATCATCGACAAACCCGAACAATGCTTGGAGCCTTGCCTTCTGGAACAACTCCAACTTTAACGGTTTTCCAATATCGCCACTCGGTTGTTTGCAGAATTTCTCAATAAACCTTGTGTGACGATTTGCTATATCGTAATCAAAGTGGAAACGATCCGGTGCAAGGTACCGCTCGATTAAGACCTCGCTGATCCGTTTCATTTTCTCACAGGCTACGATTTTTCCATCCAGAATGCCACCGAAATACTTCTGGAACTCATTCACGCATGAAATCGAGCAGTTCGTCATTCTTCGATGTATTATTTGCCGGAAGAAAATCAGATAACTGCCGAATAATGCTCTGATATGCCTTCTGCACTTTCACATACATATCTGCTTCGACAGAAGTTTTCTTTCCCTTCTGGTTTGCTCCGTTCTGGTACTCTTCCGACCATCCATTCTCCGCAATGTACCCACGCAGGAACTCCAACTGCTCTGCCATGAAACTCGCATCAGCAATTAGACCTTCAACCAGCTTCTTTTTGTCCTCCGGGATATCCTTGATGATACCTTCGAGTTTCTTCTTTTCCTTTGTCGCATCAAATGCCTTCATATTCTCACACCTTTTCAAATATCGTCCTACACGGTCATAAATTTTTCCATCTCCGTAAAAATAAAGG